ATCTGCATTAGTTGGTGTTCCAATATTGCTATCAGATCGTTGTAGTCTTTCTGAATTATCTTTTTCAAACTTACAAGAATTTGCTACATCATATCCTGTTGAAACAGATCCTCTGTTAGCAGTTCTCTGTAAGGTCTCCATACTAGCTTTGTGTTAGATTTTGAGTAATACCTATATTTTGCCACTTATTACCATTATATCTAAAAGCGTATATATCTGTTTTAGCATCCGTAGCAGTTTGCGTTGGAGTTACATCACCTGCAAACTCAAAGATTGCATTCCATGCTAAAGTGTATGGTCCACTTGATGCATGTTGAGCAACTTCGATACTGATAATTGCACCCTCTACTGCGTTACTAGGTGCAGATATTGTTGAGTTTTCTTCTAATAATAAAAATGCATTTGCTGCAGCTGCAGCATCCCAAGACACTGTACCATCTGTTAGAGATACTTGTGATAAGTTTGCTGAGGTCTGTGCAGTTACTACACCAGCAACATTAAGAGTGCTGTCAATATCAGTGACATCTAAATTAGCAGTGCCATCTACATCTAGATCTGTTCCGACAAATAATTTTTTAGCAATACTCGCACCACCCTCTGTTCTTAATGCACCAGTGTCACCTGTGGCATCACTAGAGTCTGTTGTATCAGTAATATCAACCACTCCTGCAACAGTTAATGTAGATGCCATATCAACTGCACCATCTACATCAACAACATCAAGATTAGCTGTTCCGTCTACATCAAGATCTGTACCAACAAAAAGTTTTTTAGCAATACTTGCACCACCCTCAGTACGCAAGGCTCCAGTATCTCCAGTTGCGTCACTAGAGTCTGTGGTGTCAGTGATGTCAACAACACCTGCTACAGTTAAAGTTGAAGCCATATCTACTGCTCCATCAATATCTACTACATCTAAATTCGATGTGCCATTAACATCAATAGAACCCTCAAGATCTATATCACCATTGACAATAAGATCGTCCGTAACAGTAAGATCGTCCTGAACTTTTAGATCGACCACAGATAGACTAGCAAAAACATCTACAACTGCAGCACCTGATCCTGCTCCATCTAGATAAACTACTTTTGTGTCTCCTGCAGGAATAGTTATATTGGCTCCTGAGCCTTGAGAAATCACTATATCTTGTGAGCCACTAGTCCCATTCTCTATAATTTGCACTCTTTTCATTGTGTTAGGTGCAATTGTTATTGTACAAGCAGAGTCAAGTGTGCCTGTGTATTTAAGATGCATTGCTCTACCTGCATCTGTACTACCATCAGCAACTGTTGTTGTGTGAGTGTCAGCGTTAGTAGTTATAGACTCTGTGCCTATCCCTAATGCCTCTCCGATAAGTTCTAAATTAGTGTTAGTGCTTGTCCCCCAAGTTCCTGACTCATCACCTGTTGCTATCTCTTTTAATCGTAAGTTATTTACATAAGTTGCCATAAGTAATGCCCTCTTCTACATGATTATATATCTTTTTTCTAGAATAGTTAAGCGACATTTTCCCAATTAGGTGTCTGGCTGTCGCTAACACTAGACCAACTTGGAGTCTGACTTGTATCAACAAGACCCCAAACTGTTACCGAACCGACTGCTGTATTAGATGCAACACCTGTTAATGCAATGTTAGCATCACTTTTAGTTGTTGGGTCAGTAGTAGCTGAGGTTGCACCACCAAGTGATATTGATACAACTTCGTTATGGTGCACTGTAACACTACCAACTGCACTTGTTGCAGTCCCTAGAGTAACAGCAACATTTGCCTCTCCGTCTACATTTACAGATACTGTGCCTACACTACTGACTAGCGATGGTAAAACAGCAATTGCTTGTGCGTTTACGGCAGCAGATGGTGCTCCAGTTGTTGCTAATTGTGATGATAATGTTACATTAACACTTACTGTAACAGAAATGGATCCTAGTGAGGATGTTGCAGCATTGATTGCGGAAAGTGTTACAGGAAGAGCAGTGCCCCATGCACCCTCGTCCCAAGTACCTCGACCCCAACCATTTATAATAGCCATTTAAATTTATGCTATTCTTATGATTGCAGTACCTGATGCTGCTGCAGGAAAGACTATCGTAAAGTCCCCAGCAGTTGATGTTTTATCTCCACCAAAGTCAATAGTAGCAACTGATTTGTTACTATCGCTTGAGTTGTAAATCATACAACCTCTAGCAGTTACAGTTGCAGTTCCAAATGTTAGGTCAGCAAAATCAGTAAACCCTGTTGTTCCACTTGAAGTAGGATCTACTCTTGTTAAACTATTACCACCAGAAGTGTAATTTGTACCACTTGCTTGGTTAGTTGTGGTAAACGCTGTTGTTGCAGCACCTAATGTAGCAGAACTTGTATAAAGTGCAAGTTTAAAAGTATCGCCACCAGAGTTTTTAAAGTTATGTACTGCCTCGAGAAGTTCTTTTTTAAAACTTGTAGTAAGTGTAGAAGTAATCGCCATTTTATTTTAACTCCTTAAAAATTTTTGCTAAATCCTCATGACCTTGTGAGTTTAGAAGATTTACTATGGTGCATCTCTCACTTTTGATGCCTTCTCGAATATAATATAGTATAGTTGTGTAAATAGCTAATCTGTACTCCTCAGCTTGTTGTCTGATATGAGGTGCAGCATTTTCTGAAATACCACAGATTCTATTGGTTGCTTGTTCTGCCCAAAACTCTGGCGGATGTCCTCTATATTCTTGCGTTTGTACTTGTATATTACCAAGTGATGTAGATCCAGGATTGTCTAACATCAGTATCTCTTTGCCTCTGGTGGTGTGTCAAGTATTGGTATAACCTCTGCCTCTTTTCTTCTTTGTTCATCTAATGAAGCACTGTATTCTTTAAATCCTGATGAGTAAAACTTATTGTCCTCAGGGTCAAAAAGTATTACAGGTGGGTTTTCTAATCTGTGGTAACCATAAATTTTTTCTTGTATTGGTAGATCCGTGTCAAGAAGTCCTGATCTTGGTGCTACACTTACGATAATTCCTTGTGTAATACACTTAGCTAACCAAAACTCAACACATGCACGACCTGCCTCAGCAAAATGCAAATTACCTTTATAAGTAAAATCAACACCAAACATGTTAATTCTGCCAACTTTGTTGTACATTGCAAATGCAACTGCAAAAGCCACAGTATTGTTTAGGTAACACGATCCTGTTTCTTGTACAACTTCCAAAAGAGGGTACTCAACTAAATTATCACAGCGTTTGTCTAGTTCACATGTATATATTGGACCAGGATGTGACTCAAGTATCTCTCTCATGATTCCTGTTTGTGTGCCTGCTGCATCGGAATCTAAAAATCTAGATGCTGGGTCAAGCATAAAAACTCTATCAGTTTGTCTCGCGATGCCTGCCATTGCGTTTATCGCCCACACCTCATCAAATTTATTACTATGTGATATAGAAAAATGATAGTCTATCTGACTTCTACCCATAGCAACAATTGCAATATTCTTACCCTCTAATGATTTAATTTTACTCATGATTGTGGCTCTCTTCTAACCTCGCCATATCTATATTGATCTCTTGTAGATTTACCCTCGCCAAGATTTTTAAGTAAGACTAATGCCTCTTGAAACTTTTGTTCATAGACAGGCATCGCTTCATAATTTTTTAAGTACATGGTTGCCTCTACTAGTGTACCAAATAACATGGCATTTACTGCATTTTCTGACAACCATGTGCCAGATGTTGCTGAGGTAAGTGATTGTGGTCTATAGAAGTAATGTAACTCAAATGTATAGTCAGAGTTTGGTGTAGGTGCTAGAATAAAAGTGTTTTCATCAAACTCAGCGTAGTATTTAGATTGTCCTGTAGTAGTTGATGCTGGAGTGTAATCTCTTATAAACGACACATGTTTTAAAAGAAGATAGTTGTAATTGCCACTGCTATCGATTAATGCTAAACTAAATGGCGATAAAAAATCTGATGGCATTGCTAAATAAGTGTTACCAGATGTGCTACTTCCTGTTACATTTTTCCTAAAAACATCTAACTGTACGGCTTTTAGTATTCTTTCCTCAGCTGTTCTGATAAAGTTAGGTATATTAGAAACAAGAGTTGACTCAGTGCTATCAAGATATTCTTGTACAGCAGTCGTTAATGTTGCACTAGTCCAACTCATACTACTACTGTGACCTCACCAACAGATGATGTAGCAACATATCCTGTAAATCCTGTTCCTATTGGATCAGCGAATGGGTTGTTGGTTGTTGTGCCAGATGTGCCATCAGCATTTTTTGTAGATCCTGTGGTTCGAACTGTTCCTAAGGAAAGTGTTTGTCTTACATCTGGTCTTGGATTGTATATTGCTTCAGGGTCACCTGTTATTCTTCTTGGTTCAAGTTGTGGATGTTTAGGATCATACATGTCGGGTCCAACTAATAGACCATTCCAAGTTTTTTTCATCTCATTTAGCTTATACCTAAACCCACTTATATCACAGATGCCATACGCATTTTTACCAGAAGAATATGCCATCAGTACATAATCCTCGGTGTCAAGTTTACACTCGCTCTGTCCCTGTCTTCATCCGATGCTCTTTTCCATGCTTCCTCATACTCTAGTTTCAATATGCCAGCTTTTTGAGGATTTTTCTTCAATGCTATTTGATACGCTAATCCCATAGTCATACATGGTATAAACCTATGTGGTACCTCTTGATCCTGAGCAGATGCACTTACATCATCAATTCTTTGTAGTCTGTAGCTTACAAATTGATATTTTGTTACATCATCAGGTGTTGGGTACAGGTATAAAACAGGTGTCTCCTTTCTTTCTACAAAAAACTGTGAAGGTCTGCCTGTTGCATTTTTGTCAGGTAGTCCGAGATATTCTTGCCTGCTAATTCTTTCAATAGTGATGTCGTTAAATGTTGAACTTGACTTACTATCAAAAACTCTTACAATTGCTTCTAACACATCAATATCAAAAGAATTTAAAGTGTAGGAAGATGTGCCTGAAACTAAGTCTAATGTGACTTGTTCTACAGTCCAAAGATTTATTCCTCTGTTAGACCAATCGGAAAACATAATATTGAGCGATCTTCTAGCAGAGGAAGCATCGTAGCCTGTTCTGAGTTCTAACCCAGCTAACTCGTATGCTTCTTCTATAACTTCAGCAGTATCTAGACTAAAAGTCTTTGTGCCTGATGTTGCCATACATTAGAATTCCTTTACAACAGTTATAACTATTACATAAGTGTCACCACTACTGTGTCCTGTAGTGGTGAGTTTAATGTCTCCAGTCTTGCCTGAGCCAGAGGTGTTTTGTATTCCACCATACTCTGAAAAGTCTAGTTGATCACTAAAGTCAGCATTTAGATTCAAACATATTGTGTCAGTTGTTGCATCCCACAAAAGTTTGACACTCATTCCGAATGTGGTGTAGTCTATCTTTGATAGTTTACATCCTGTACAAGTTGCACCATCAGTGCTTCGCACAGCTAGACCACTTACATCTACTTTAGTTACAGCAGACTCCCCAGAGCCATCTGAAGTGTTAGTTAATTGTAGTATGGCGATTCTATCGTTATCTAATATTGTAGTTGATGTGACTGCATCTGCCATAAATTACTCCTAGCAACCGACGTTAAGCCAGATTACGCTGTTATCAGTATCGCCATTCACGACCATAACTTGACCAATGATTGTAGATTCTCCCTCTACATCAGCATCTATTGGTTCAGCAGCACCTGCTGTAGTGTCCGATCTTACTGCAGCCTCACCTAATACTAATGTACCAGATGTAAGAACAGAAGCAGGTCCACTTGTTTGTATCCAACCGAACTGATCTGCAGTCATGTCTATCACAGTAACACCAATCACAGGTCCAGTTTCAGTAGCAGGAGCAACAATAAGGTCGTTCCAAGGATTGCTAATTAAATCTGCTTTAGAACTTGTTGTTAGAGCAGTTGCGACTGCATCATTTAAAGTGACAACCATGTTCGCACTTGCGTCTGCAGCAGGGTTGCTAGCAATACTTAGCAACTGTCCTTGCCCAGCAACATCGTTTATATGTAAATATCCATTTGCATATTGATTAAGAGTTGCAGCTGTTGAACCAAGTGTAACAGTTACAGATGTGGCACCTGCACTTGCTGCTGCTTGAACAGCAATATCTCTATGGTTGGCAACTGCAGCAGTAGTTTGAACAGTTTTACCAGCAGTGATTGCTGTTCCACCTATACCTGCATAAACGAATGTTTTATCGCCATAAACAAGTTTTGTTCCTAACGGAAACAATTGAGTAGAACTTTCTGCAAAGGGATTTACAGTGTTTTCTGGTGAGGCATTTTTACCTACAATAAAATCTGACTCTCTATTAGAACCACTTGTTGCATCTATTTGAAGATGAGTTCCTATAAGTTTACCATATGTTGTTTCGGTTCCTGTAGTAGAATCTGTTGTAACAGAAACGAAACCATTTGTTGAAGTAGACCTTAATGGTCCAGTAAAAGTTGAGTTTGCCATATTTTCCTCCCGTGGAAAAATAATCTATTGTCTTGGCTTGTCTGCTAGGTCAGTCAATAGATTTGTTAAAGTACCTAGGACTTCATTGTATATTGTTTTTCGGGAAAAAGAAAGGGAGCCTGAGCTCCCTTATTTAGATATTGAAACGATTACGCTCCAGGGGATCCGAAGATACCACGCCAATCACTAAAGCCAAAAGAATATCTTTCTCTTGCCTTATAACGCATATTGCCTGTTTCGAAGTCTCCCTCCATACCTGTTTGTAGAGGTGCTCTTTCGAAATGTTTTAACCCATTAGGCGAGTCCGTCTTAATGAAGAACGCGTCAGTATCGGTTAAAAAGTGGTTTACAACATATCCCTCAGGAATAGCACTCATATTGTTGATAGCGTTGATATCGTTATCTGAAGTGTTTACTCTTCCTGGAGTGTTCAACAATCTATCCGCCACAAACTGCAAACTTGGTGGAACGATTAACTTTCTTGCTTGAACTGCAGTTTTTAGACCACGCTCATCTTTAAATGCAGCGATGTCTATAATTGAGTTCTCAAGAGAAGTTTCGTTTAAGTCAGCAGAAGTGCTCAACTCATTTCTCTGATCACCAGCTGTCAAAGTTGGGTGGTCAGTAGTCATGAGAGGTTTTCCGTCGCCTCCTGGAAAGGAAGTTGAGAAACCATTATTAAGCACATTTGCAGCTTTCACTTGCTTGGTTTGACTCATAGATCTAGCCAATGCTCGTGTATATCTTGCTGAAATGCTATCATACAAGTTATCCTCAATAGCTTCTTCTGTGATAGAGAAAGCCAACGCCACTGTTTCATGAGAATATCTCGCAGTGAAAGTTTCTTGTGCGTAGTCATATGTGACTGCAGCACCTTCACCTTTCACAGGAGCCTCACCGAAACCAGAAAGCATTACCTCTTCTTCAAACGCTCTATCAGAGTTTTCTGTATCGAAAATTTCTGTATGCTCATTCTCGTATCTATCGTACTCGAGACCAAAAAGTGCGTTTAGTCCTGGCTCGAGTTCTTTAACTAATTGTGCTCTGTTAATTGCCATTATAATTCACCTTTTAGTCGTTACCGAATGTAGAAGCAGGGAATATAAAATAACCTCTAGCAAACTCAGCATTAGCAGTGTTACTAGGAGTATCCTTGTACGCTACTAATTTTGCTATGCCACTAGCTGTTGTTGTAGTTACACCCTCTTTCGATCGGTTTGTGTTAGTATCACCTGCGGTAGTAGAGATAGTATGAACCTTTCCGACATCGGCTTGAGATGGAGTTCCTGTGAACTGTGCCTCATAAACAATATCAGGATCGGTGTATACATATGCTTTAATATTCGCAGACCCCAATGTGGTTGTGCCCGATACGAATCTTCTCGTAAAGATCACTTCACCACTAGTATTTTGGAATTCACATCCACCAAATACACCAAGAGGAGCATCCGTCGCACCTGCCTGAAGAACCAATCCACTTGTTAGTTTTACAACATCTCCAGAGAAAATATCTCCTGTTGCTCCACTTGCGATTGGAAATTCAGAGGGTCTGATTGTGCCTCCACTTAGATGATATGCTGGTGTAAATCCATCTGGATCATTGACATTCGCCATTTAATTCACCTTTAATATAAAAATATGTTACAAAGACTCATTATGAGCCTTTCCCAAATGTAACCTTGGTAGACCTATTAGGTGCACTAAGAGGCATCCCAGGATTACTTTCTTTCATAAGGTCTGAATCTACAGCATCCATCGCGTCCTTTGTCATATTTTGAAAATACTCAGTACGCTCTTCAACTATTTCCTCAGGAATCCTTGCCAGGATTAAGCCACCAACTCCGATGATACCAGCATGCAATCCATCTTGTATTGTAGGTACATCAAAATCAGGATACTCTTCAGCACGGACAGGTTCAAATCCTTCGCGTATTCGCTTAGACATATTTGTTCTGTCTTCTTGCCCAAGAACTGATTCTCTAATCCACCTGTGTTTATACCCAGAAGGAGCAGGAGGTGCCTCTAATGCAGAGGGTGGTGTCCATGGTTTTCTGCGAACTTCTTTAGTTCGATTAGATGCAGATCGGGAACTTCGATCTGGTGAAACAGTGTTGTTATCTTTTTCTGTCATAATTATTCCTTAACATATTTAGCATACTCTTCAAGAGGCACACCGAGTTTTTTTGCTATCGCTACTTGACTCTGTGTGAGTTTTACAGTTTTATTGCGTGCTTTTTTAGTTCTTGCTTGCCTTGTTGGACTAGCGACTCTCTGCACGGGAGAGTCGGGAACTTCTTCTTGATTGTCAGTATAACCCTTAATTGCAAATTTAGAAAGTCTTTTGTCTAATTCTGTATAATATTCATCTGTCGCACCATCATACCCTTCTTCCATTAATTCCCTATGTATACCAAATGCAGCGAATGTTGCTCCTTGATCTTCTCCAAACCAAGGATTTTTAGATGCCCATTCTTGTGCCTTAGGATCTGGTTTAGGTGGGTTGGGATCTGTAGCTTCAGTTTTTGTAGCTTCACTTTCTACAGTAGACTCTTTTTCCTTTTCCCTCTTAGCGTTTACTCTTTTTAAACTCTCTGCTTCAACTGCTAATCTAGACAATTTTTCATTAGCCTCGATCATTTTATCAGTATCACCTTTGTCGAATGCCTCTTTGTATTCTGCTTTTGCAGCAACAAGTTCGGTGTTGACACGAGAATCATATTCCGTAAACATAGCAGAGTTTGCAGAGTCTGCTTTTTGCTTTAGTTGTTTATTTTCCTCTTGTACTTTTTGTGCCCAAGATACAGCTTCTTGATTCTGTCTTTCTGCCTCTCTTAGTTTATAGGTTAGTTTATTGATTCGTTTTTGAACACCCTCACTATATTCTTCCTGTTCAGAAGATTCCTCTTGTTCACTTTCATTTTCTTCAACAACTTCTACCTTATCCTCGCTTTCTTCTTTCTTTTCTGAAGATTCTGATTCTAACTCGATCTCAATCTCTTCATTGTTTTCTGCAAGTTTTTCATCTTGTTGCATGAGTTTCTCCCATGTTATATATTAATAATCTACTGCTTCAGGATCAGGTATGACTGCAAGTATTTCGTCATCGTTAAGAATTCGAAGTTCTCCTCCTTCGATTCCAAACCTTGCACCAGCATATCTGCCAAACAGCACCCAATCGCCCTCTTTACACCATGCTCCCTCAGGAAACTTATTAGCATCCTTGTAAGCATCTGGTCCAAGTGCAATCACATAGCCAACGACTGAAGAAACTTTGTCTCTATCAATCGTATCTTTAACCAATTGAATACCACCATCTGTTACGGCAGCACGTCCTCTTGGTAAAATTAAAACTCTATACCCTGTTGGGTGTGGAAGTTGATCTTTTTGTGTTGTGTACTCTTCTACTGTTTTTTCTTTTGCAGCTTCTGGTTTTTGTGAACTGCCGAAGTTGTCGACATGTTTAGGTAATTTACTCATCTATGTTCCTTTCCATAGTATGTTGCAGGTCTATTATTTCTTGTTCTGCGGAGCGAAGACCTGTTATCTCTCCTATAACCCTCTGATACTGTTCGTGATTAGATACACCACCAGAGATTATTGTTTCTTCTAATGCAGAGATTCTTTCTCTGTATCTTCTTAAAAGGTGTTCTACAACCTTAACATAGTCCATTAAATTGTCTTTTTAAAATTTAATCCCTTTGTAGCAGCACCAGTGCCTCTAGTTTTGAACAATCCACCTTTACTTAGTTTGGGTTTAGGAATCACACCTTTCCCCATCAATATATCTTTTTTAGTTATCTTTTTATCTCCTGAGTAATCAGGAAATCCATTCACTTTTTTAACTTTACTCATAACTAGAAATATTTAGTTTTCTTTCTTCTGTTAGGTAGCACTGCCCCACAACCTCCATGGAACATACCACCTTTTGCCAATTTTGCCTTCTTTTTTCTAGAAAGTAAATCTTTGTCAGCTTTTCTTGCTCCACCTTTACCTGTTGCAAAACTTCGTACTCGCCCACAACCCCAACTATGAGAGGATTGTCCTGGTCTTGAACCTGAACTAAAGTATGCACCTTGTCCTCTTTTGTAAACTTTCATAAGTGTGCTTGTGCTCTTGCCACTGCTTTTTGCATATTTTTTAACGCATGCTGGTGTACCCATTATTTTCTCCTTTTCTTCCTTATAGCTTCTTTGCCTTTTTTAAATATACTCACAACTTGTGTTTTTCCCATAACTTTTGCTCTTTGTTCGCCCACTGTTAAAATTTGTATCTTTCTCGCAAATGGTTTATTAATTTTCTTAACTTTAGCAACTGTTGCTCTCGCATCTGCTGGAGTCGCAAACTTAATTTTGACTGTGTCTTTCGGGTTCTCATCAGTATATAATCTCCTGCCACTGCCTTTTGGTTTTTTACCTGTACCGACTTTAGGATCTCTCTTTTTCCTTCTACCCTTAGTCACTTGTTTTCTTACACTTGATCTTGATATTGGCATTATTTTCTCTTTCTTCGTTTAACCTTTTTTCTGTCTTTTGCACGAGATCTTTCAACAGCCTTGTAATCAGCATCTGTCATTTTACCTGATAAATACTTTTTTCTTGTTCTAAGTATTTCTCTTTCTCTTGCCTTAGGATTTTTTGCACCTTTTAGATATGCTTTTGGCACACCTTTTTTAGTTTTAGCAACCTTTTTAAATTTTCTCTTCATATAAATTATCAAATGTTATTTCAGGATCAAGATAACTTTCGTGTCCCTCAGCAGAATGTAAATACTGTGAAGGAGTAAAGTCTGGTGCTCCCTCACCTGTTTGCCAAAGAGCAGGACTTGTTGCTCTAACTCTGTTGTTGGGTAAAGCAACAATGTTTCCTTTCCAATCACAATCCTCTGTAATATACATAACATGTGACTGTTTATGCTGAGCAGGACAGTCTGCTATACCATTTCCTGTGTAGTCTACAGTGAACATGTACTTAGATTGATAAAAATCACCATCAATCTTAGCAATCCAAGGACTGCTACTCACTCTGTCCATTACAACCACAGAATGGTTTCTAGCTTCACAATCCCATGGTTGTGCTAAATGATCTTCCATGGGTAGAGGTGGTTCATCAAGAGCCACATCTGCTATTAGTGCCTGTATAGGCATTCTTGCCCACATTGCACCACCATGTATATTATCCATATCATCATCAAGTCCAGTAAACACTACTTGAAAACTTAACGATCTATCTGGTATAGTGTTTACAGCTATCGCCAGTGCATGTAAATATTCACCATGGTATCTTTGGTGATTACATGTAAATTCTCTTCGCACCCAACATTTAAAATGTGGTATGTTGCTTATTAGATATGACAAACTATGCCTTAACTATTTTATATCCTTTGTTTTTTGCAGCTGCACGAATCTGGGCAAGTGTCATCCCATTCTTCATGCCACCATTACGCATTTTAGGTTTCTTCATGCCACCATTACGCATTTTAGGTTTCTTCATGCCACCATTACGCATTTTAGGTTTCTTCATGCCACCATTACGCATTTTAGGTTTCTTCATTTTACCAGTCTTCTTGAACATTATCTTCTCCTCTTTTTTGCTGTTCGTTTTGCTTGTTTAAAGTTCGCCCTTGTGGGTGCACCTTTGCTTCCAGGTTTGCGCATTTTTTCGCCAGAACCAGCTTTGATTCTTTTCCTTTTAGCATTGATGTTCGCGTATAATCCTCTTTTAGCCATAAATTATTCTGATTTCTCTTCAGCCTCTTTTACTTCTTTTAATATCTTACTATAAGTTTCTTGTGATTTTAAGTTAGCACTCATTGCATCTTTTTCTCTTGCAGCTGCAATTTTTTGTTGTGCTATGTCTTCGTTCTTGTCAGCTTTTGCTAAAGTAACCTGTGCATCTAGTTGTGCTTTAGTCAGCTCTGTTTGTGCGTCTAACTGATCAGCTTGTGCTTTTCTTTGTATCTCAGCCTGTTGTAAATCTAATTGTCTAGATGCTAACTCTAGTTCTGGCTGTTGCTGTGCCATGGCTTGTGCTTGTAATATTGCCTGTTCTTGTCCTGTAATTTGTTGTGTTGCTTGTGCTGCAAGAACAGCTATTTGATTTTGTACCTCTATCGGTATAGGTTGTCCTTCTTGTGGTAGTTCTACTCCCTGTTCTGCCAACAGTTGTTGTACTTGTAATCTGTATTTTAATGCCTGATGTTCTTGTATGTGTGCTTGTAGTGCAGCAACTGCTGCTGGGTTTTGTTGTACCATTGGGTTTTGTAAGAACGCAGTATGTGCTGCAATATGAGCATCGTGATTTTGTTCTATAAATGCTTTTAATGGTGCACCTAACAATGCATCTTGATTTTCTTGTATAGGATCTTTAGGCATTACTTCTTGTTCTGGTGTTAGTATCTCGTCAATATTTTGTACACCAAGTGCAGCATACATTTTATGGTATGCTTCTCTAAGATTATGTAGATTAGGTGCACTTTGTGCTAATTGTAATTGTGTTTGAGCTAAGATAACTCTTTGACTCATACTAAAAATATTTGGATCACTGACAGGTAGTATGTCAACTCTACCATCAAAGTCTGTTGCATAAATAAGACGAGAGCCACCAACGACATCATACGGGTACTCAGGGGGAAGAGATTCCGCAAACACTCTTGCTAACAATTTAAACTCTATTTTCTGTGCGAAATGTAGTCTTTTATGGATAGCTGACATAATTTTACTGCCACGCTCTAGTAGAGCGATAGTTGTACCAACAGGAGCCTCTTGACCCATGTCACTTATCTTCATATCAGCAATGTTAGCAAATCGCTGACCACTCTCGACTAATATCCCTAACAACCCAGCTAATACACCACTCGGCTCTTTGTATGGCAGTGGTAATAGTGAGTCTCGTATTGTCCCACCTGGAACATCGACATCCCTCCACTCTCCTGGCTCAATAGGTGTATCATCATCTCTAATACGCATGCCTCTGGCTTTGAATCCAGCAGGTAAGTTAGAAAGTGTTCCTGCATCTATTAGTTGTCTTAGAATAGATGTGGCTGATTTACTCAGACCACCTATCATGTGAATTAAACCAAACCCATAGAATCCAAGTCCTGGGAGAAACTTATAGTGTACAAAGTATTCTATTTTTTGTTTTAATGGATCGTCAGGCAAATAGTTTCTACGAATAGAAAGAACAGTGTTGCTTTCTTTTATCATCGTTACTATATAAGGCAATGCTATGCCTGTTTCTTTGCCATCGACAGTGTCTTCAAATCCTTCTAAGTCAAGATCAACATGCATCTCTAATACAGTGTAAGTTTCTGACTCATTAGGTTTTTGCATTCCAGTGATGTCGTCTATTTTTTCTTTAACTCCACCATAATCATCGTCGTATGCTCCACCAATAGATCCTAGATCTACATCTCTATAAAATCCTGACTGTTGCATTTTCTTAATTTGATTAGTAGACATCTGCATTACATGTGTTGCTCTTGAGCAATTTAGTAAATCTGTGGTAGAGTAGGAAACAATGAAATCTTCTGCCATTATAAAGCTACTCACTGCTCTTGCTTTTGAAGGATCGTAGTACACTTTTTTAAATGCTGAACCAGAAAGTGGTAAGTAAAACAACATCTGATCCAACTCAGGATCATACTCTTCCATGTTGTATGTTATCTGGTAGTTCATAAACTCTTTGACTCTTTGTGATTGTTGTTCTTTTAGTTTATCAACAGCACCTAAGATTTGTGTACGGACTGGTCCATCTGCAGGCAATAGTTCTTTGTATGCTTGTGCTTGAAACTGTGCTACAGATTCTGACAGTAAAGGATGATGTACTCCTGTTGCTCCAGGAAAAGGCTCTGTTCTATCGTCAGTTTTAATACCTAGTAGATCTAATCCTTTGGTAAACGAATCTAACCATTCTCTTCTTGATTCTTCGTCCTCATCAAAATCTGAACATAGATCCATCGATAGACTTCTAAGATCATCTTCTTCTATGAGATTTGCTAAATTATTGTTAAAGTCTAAAGCAGAATCAGGAATTATTTCTATTGTTTGATCTTCATCCTGTTCTATTACAATATTGTCTGGTAATATGTCAGCAGCAACCTCTGGGATTTCGACTTCTGTTTCTTGGTTAGATTTTTCGATTGCCATTTTGTGATATCATATACTAAACATTTATTAATAGTAAATCCGACTTCTTCTCGTAATAGGTTCATCTTCGTAATCTGTATCTAGTTTTACGAATCCACCTTGTCTAAATCGCATAAGTGCCTGTGTTGTACTGTCTACTAGGTCGTCATGTTCGCCATTAGGAAAATCGCACAGTTCATCAACAAGTTGTTCAGCCCAGCTGTGTTCTGACACCCACACATACCCACTACTAAAAAGTGGAGTACATGCGTTGACTCTAGCAATTTTATCTTGTCCACGACTTGGCGTGAATGTTTGTACAGGAATACCGATACTGCGTAATTCTTGAGTGAGTGGCATACCACTGGCTTTGCCCTCTATAATTACAGACTCAGGAGTCCACTCTTCATATTGTTCTAATGCTTTCTGCTTTAATTCAGGGAAAGAAAACCTGTCGCGAACTGAGTTAAGTAAAATTATATGTGCTTCATTACCTGGATAGTGCTCATCACCGATGGCTCCTTCGGGATAAAATACTCCCCATGTAGTTATCGCAGAAAAATCTGCTCTTTCAGATTTTAAAAAAGCCGTGTCGTAAGATTGTATAACATAGTCTACTTTTGGTGCATTATCTCTATCCCATATCTTTATCCAATCTCTATTTATTATAGAGGCTCCTTTGCCTGTTGGATTTTGCATGTATTCTGCTGCCCATTTACTTGGAGAGATAGAGGCTTTTATCTTTTGTAGTTCGCTTAGTTTCCAATATCCCTCCCACAAAGATTTACCAGAAGGGAGTATCGCAGGCAGTTCTATAATTTCCCATTGGTCTGCGTCTTGGTCTTCCATCATCTTTTTAACAACTCGACCAGTCAAGTCTCTCTTTGACCAACGAGTCATAACGATTACAATCGCTCCTCCAGGCTGGAGTCTTTGTCTCGGTCCAGTCATGTACCACTCATAGGCATCGTCTAGTGCCGACTGACTCATGGCATCTTGTTCGGAGTGCGGATCGTCGATGATAAATAAGTCTGCTCCTCTACCAGCTAGAGCACCACCGACACCTGCTGCGTAATACTCACCATTTAGTTTGCCGTCTGTTGTTCTTGTTTCCCATCTTCCTGCAGCTTTGCTTTCTGGGTTTAGTTCTACATTCGGGAAGATATCTCTATATTGTCGAGTGTCGATTAAGTCTCTTATCTTTCTACCAAATCTTACTGCTAAGTCGGCAGTGTGTGTTGCTTGTATAATTTTTAGTCCTGGATTTTTACCAACAAGATAAGCTGGGAACAGGTAAGAGGCAAACTCAGACTTTGTATGTCTTGGTGGCATGTTTATAATTAATCTTTTTAAATCGCCTGATGCTATTCGGTCAAAGGCTCTTGACATTATTCGATGATGCTCACCCTCTATGAAGTCTTGCCACATAGATTTGACAAATGGTAAGAAATTAGTCTGTATTGTCTCCTTTTCCTGGAGCTCTGCCAATCGCTCACTCAACTCAAGATGTTCTATCAGGAGTTCTTGAGGAATATTCTTTAGCTGATCGTCATTCATAAAAAATTTGTTGCAAAAAATTTTTGTGGACATGCTTTCCGAACCAACGCACAGTAATTTTATATGCAGTCGTTCTTGCAGGGGGGTCATCAGTCCAGGAGTCAATACCCCTTGGGTTCTTGTAGAAAAGAATCCTAGTCATTCGACTCTTGGTCTTTGTCTTCTCGAACTATGTCAAGAGTTTCTTCAGCCTCGACAGTGTAAGTCGTCCTTGGTAAAATGCCTCCTGACTGTTCGTGAAGTTCTTTTATCCTCTCAATTATTTGTAGCTTTGACATATCGGAAGTTTTATTAACTGTTAACTCCTTGCGATCTACATATAATCCTGATGCTTTTCCTCGATTAATCTCTGCTGTGACAGCAGCACCGAAGGCATTATTTTCTATTGCTTTATCGCGAATGTCCTCTAAATTTTTTAGATGATTGGCAAGAGTCAATGATGCTCGTACTGCTCCTTGGTTCTGTAACTCTTGAATCCTGCGTTTTACCAATGGCTCATGGTTCGCGAGGTATGCTCCTGCTCTCTGTGCATTCTTGTGTGAATATCCAGCAAGGACGGCTGACTCCTTTAAGCTTCTC